ATCTAATCAAAATGGAAGAGTATGTTGTAAATGTGGCAAAATAGTTTTTAAAGAAGATAGAATAACATTATTTAGAAATGTAGATGTGGCAACTAAAAAGATCTGCTGTTTGTGTAAAGATTGTTATAGTGATTTATTAGACTATTTAGGAATAAATGATATTGAATAAACGGAGGAATAAGTGGATGTTAAAGAAAAGATTATAGAAGCAGTTAAAATATTAGATGAAATAGAAGAATATGATGAAGGTTTAAATGATAAATTATCACATTGTGATTGTATGATATGCGATTTAATGCATTTAATAGAGAATAACACATTAAAAACTAACCAATGCTATAGAATTATCAAAGAATTGAAAAAACTCCGTATAGAGCGTAGAAAAATAAAAAATGATATGGATTTATTAAGTGTATATAAAAATAACTATCAAAAGTTATTAAATTATGATAATAGGAAACTATTATTAAGTGAAATAGGAAAAAAAGAAAAAACATTAAATCTAAAATATAACAATAGAGTATATACCGAAGAAGATATAAAAGAATTAATTGGAGGTTAGAATGATATTAGAAAAGCATTTAACAATAAAAGAAGCTATTAATGAAAGAGAAAAATTAGAAAACCAAGTAAAGCTTTATTTAAATAAAAAAGACTTTAATTTCTATAAAACACAACCTAAAGGAAGTTCATATGATAAAGTAATGGTTGAATCTAGTATGACATTATTTGATAGATTTCTAAAATATGTAGAGAAGAACAATGAAGTAGATGATAAATTATTCTCAATAATGGCTAGTATAAATGCTTATAATGAATATATAATAAATGAAGTTCAAAGAATATCAAAAATAGAACCATCTAAAATCAAAGTATATAAATTAAGGGAAGATAGAGAATTTATAGAGAAATTTAGCAGAAAAAGAACATGGAACGAGATTGGGGAAATAACACATTATAGTGAAAGGCAAACAAGAAGAATATATGAAGATATTGTCAAGGGAAAAATATGAAAGATGTCCGTTCAATGTCCGCCTTTATATGCTAAAATGATAATATGGAATAATGCAAGTTGTTCCGATAACCCCCTGAACAATTGTTATGCTGCCTTATAGGTAGCATTGAGTAGATATATTAACAATGTCTGGGCTTATAACACTTCTCTTTTAGAGCAGACATTTGCGAATAATAGGTGTTAAATATCAAATGAATAAGCAAACTATATCTATTCAATGGTGCTTATAAAAGCATCAGGGGAAGGTAATGGAGAACATAGAAATGTGTTCTTTTTATTTTATTAGGAGGTTAAATATGAGTGATTCAGTAATAATAACAATAATAATATGTATTACATTAATTGTTTTATCAAAATTCAAAAGAAAATAAGAGGAGAAATTAAATGGAAAAAATAATAAGAATAGATACAAAAGATTATAAAATGAAAGCAAGTGCATTTACACAATTTGCTTATAAGAATGAAACCGGCAGAAGCTTTTTAACAGATATTCAAGAATTGACTAAATATGCTAATCTAAATGATTTTAATTTAGAACAATTAAATGATGTATCAGAGTTATTATTAAAAGTTGCTTATGTAATGATTAAAGAAGCTGATCCTAATCAAGTAAGTGATTATGAAAGTTTCTTAAAAGGAATTGAAAGTTTATATGACAATATCGATTGGATATCAGAAGTTATTATATTAGGCTGCACACCCATATCAAGGCAACTACAAAACGCTCAATAGCAGTTCTACTGATGATACACCAGCAGATGAATATAAAGTAGTTGCCCTAGCTAAAAGATTAAATATAACATTAGATGACATGAAGGAAATGTCATTTGTAAGTTTAGCAAATATACTTATATCAAGCGTAGAAGAAGATGAAACAACAACAAACGCTACGCAAGAAGATATAAATAAATATTTTGGATAAAAACAAGGAGGAAATATGGAAATTGAAGTAGAAGCATTAGATACATATGTGAAATATAATACAACAGATAAGGAACTAAAAAGAGTTCCAAAAGTTGGAGAAAGATTTACTGTATCTAAAGAAAGACTAAATATATTAATGGGAAACAATAACGATGGTAGAGTATATGTTAAAATTGTTGAACCTGTTAAAGAAGTAAAGAAAGCAGTTTTACCTAAAAAAGAAACTAAAAGAAAGACTAAATGAGTAAAGGAATAAGATCATCATTTTATAAATCAAAATTATGGAATGATGTAAGAAGGAATATATGGATTAAACAAAACCTATTATGTGCTAAATGTAATAGACCTGTATATGTAGATGGTTTAAGTGATTATCTACCTAAAGAAAAAAGAAGAACAGGAATAGTCCATCACAAAGTATTCTTAGATGAGATGAATATATATGATGATAACATAACAATCAACGAGGATAATCTAATTGGTGTATGTAAAGAATGCCATGAAGATATACATCATCAAGATATAGCAAAAAGAAAAGATGTTATGTTTGATAATGAAGGAAACCTAATAAAGAAGGTATAGGGGGGTATTCAAGCCAAATAAGCCCTTTATGGGAGACCGAGGCACAGGCCTTCAAAAAATGTGCAGATTTAGACATAACCCCCTGTATTTGTAAAAAGGAAGTGATATTTTGAAAAAAATAGAAAAACTTGATTATATTTCCATAAAGGAAACAATTGACACTATGGAAAGTGATAGGAAAGAGTTATGCATAGGGTTGTTAGATGAAATAAAATTCATGAATATCACATTAATGAAATTAAAAAAGAAAATTAACGATAATGGTGTAATTACTTCCATGTGTCAAGGCTCATATAGTATTGATAGAGCTAATCCTGCTTTAAGTCAGTACAATTCTTTAATAAAAAATTATTCGAATTGCATCAAACAATTAAATGATTTACTTCCGAAAGAAATGCCGGATGATGGTGTGTTTGATCCTGATGATCTATGACATATATTGAAGAATATTATAAATGGATTCAAGACCATCCTAATCGGGTGGGAAAGAAAGTTAAAACAATATATGAAAGACTAGTTGATGATTTAAAGAAACAAAAAGAAGTTTCTTTTTTTAATTCAGCAACAGGAGAGAATGAAAAACACACTTATATATTCGATGAAAAGAAATCATTAAGATGTATTCATTTTTGTGAAAAGTATTGTAAGCAAAGTAAGGGTAAATGGAATGGTAAGCCATTAAAGTTGGAGTTATTCCAAAAGGCTTTTTTACAAGCGTTATTTGGATTTGTGGATAAAGATACAGGATTTAGAAAATATCGTAAAGCAATATTCTTCGTAGCAAGAAAGAACGGAAAATCCGTTCTAGCAAGTGCAATAGCTACTTATATGTTAACTTCTGATTATGAAGGTGGTGCTGAGATATATTCTGTAGCCACAAAAAGAGATCAAAGTAAAATCGTTTGGGAAGAATCTAAACGAATGATTAAGAAATCTCCGGCATTATCTAAAGTTATTAGATGTCTAGTCGGAGGTATTTATTATGATAAAACAGATGGAGTATTTAGAGCATTGGCAAGTGATAGCAATTCACTTGACGGATTAAACGCTCATTTAGTTGTAGCGGATGAAACACATGCATGGAAAGATAAAAACTTATTGGATGTTATGTATGATTCAATGAGTGCTAGAGAACAACCTCTTTTACTTGAAACAAGTACAATGGGAACGATTAGACAAAATGTGTTTGATATTGAATATGACTATGCAAGTCAAGTTATAGATGGGACAGTACCCGATGAAGTTTTATTACCTGTTATCTATGAATTAGATGATGAAAAGGAATGGACTAATGAAGAATGTTGGTTTAAAGCCAATCCATCATTAGGAGTTATTAAATCAATTAAAGATTTAAGAGATAAAGTAGAAAGAGCAAAAGCCAATCCTATTGAATTGGTTAATTTGTTATGTAAAGACTTTAACATTAGGCAAAATTCAATAAATGCATGGCTTTCATTTGATGAACTTAACAATGAGGAAATATATAGTGAATGGAAAGGTTCGTATTGTATCGGCGGATGTGATTTATCAAGTACAACCGATTTAACCTGTGCGACTATATTAGGCGTTGTAAAAGGAAAAATTAGAGTTAAGCAAATGTATTGGATACCAACCAATTCATTAGAGAAAAAGGTTATAGAAGATAAAATACCATATGATATATGGGTAAAGAATGGATTATTAAGATTAAGCGGTGATTCTAAAATTGATTATCACGATGTATCTAAATGGTTTATGGAGCAAGTAGAGGAAAATGATTTAAGACCATTGTGGGTAGGATACGATAGTTGGAATGCACAATTCTGGTGTGATGAGATGAAAGAATTAGGATTTGATATGGTGGAAGTAAGGCAAGGATTTAAAACCGAATCTGCACCACTTAAACAGATGAAAGCTGATTTGATGGATAAAAAGATTAATTATAATAATAATCCAATATTAAAATGGAATTTATCAAATGCATCAGTAAAAATGGATGATAACGAAAACATTATGTTATCAAAAGACAAATCAAGGCAAAGAATCGATGGTGTAGCAAGTTTGATGGATGCATATGTAATTTACATTAATAAGAAACAAGAATATTTAAATTATATTAATGAGGAGGCATAAAAATGGAAATAAGGAGTTTGTTTAGTAGGATATTTGGTAATGATGAAAGTGTACCTGCACCTCAAAAATCGACCGAGTTTCAAATAATTGATAATCAAAAGGCAATATTTACACCATATAAAGGAGATTTTGAATACGATCCTGATGTATTAGCCTGTATTGATGCTATTGCAAGAAATGGTGCTAAAATGCATCCTAAACACATTAGAAATTATAAAGGCAGAATGGAAAATGTAAAAGGTAGTCTTTATAAGATAGTTGCAAAGCAACCTAATGAAATGCAAAATGCATATAAATTCTATTATCAAATAATAAGTGAATTAACTTTATATAACAATTCATTAATTTATGTTCAAAAAGATGCTGATTTAAACATAACAGGATTATATCCTTTAAAATATTCTGAAGCTAAAATATATGAATATAAGGGTGATTTATGGGTTAAATTTAAATTTGGCAGAAGTAAAGAAAGATTTGTACCATATAAAAATTGTATCCATTTAACAAGATTTGCAAGTAAAGATGGAATATTTGGTGGAACAACGGAACCTGTTAGAAGATTATTATCAATTAAGCATATTTTAGATGAAGGAATTATAAACGCAATAAAAACAACTCAATCTATTAAAGGTGTAATGAAAAGTACTAAAGCATTATTAAAGCCTGAAGATGTTAAGAAAATGAGAGATCAATTTGTTAAAGATTTTATAGATAATGCTGATGGAAGTGGAATTGGTGGATTAGATGCAACAACCGAATTTACACCTGTTAAAATTGAACCAACAACTGCAAGTGATGAGCAAGTTAAGAATATAGATACCAAGATAATGGCTTATTTTGGCGTTAATCAAGATATTATTCAATCTAAATATACAGAAGATGAATGGAACGCATTTTATGAAAGTATTTTAGAACCAATAGGATTACAAATGAGTTTGGAATTTACAAATAAACTATTTACTCCTACTGAAAAGAATTTTGGTAATGAAATAATATTTGAAAGTAATAGATTACAATATGCAAGTAATAAAACTAAAATTGAAATAGTTAGATATGCCGGAAATATTTTATCAATTAACGAGCAAAGAGAAATATTTAACCTAGCACCTATCGATGGTGGCGATATGTTTATGATAGATCAAAATCATGATGTATCTCCAATAAATGAGGAAGGAAGTGAAAATGATGAAGGAAATTAGAAAAATAGATATGCAATTTAGAGCGGAGAGTGCAGAAGATAATAAAATGGAGATAAAGGGTTATGCAGCAGTATTTAATAGTCCTGAAACATATGGATATACTGAAGTAATAGCTCCAACTGCATTTGAAGGTTCTGATTTAAGTGATGTTGTTTTAAGATATAACCATAATGATAATTTTATGGTGTTAGCAAGAACTAGAAATAAGTCTTTAAATCTTAATGTAGATGAAAAAGGATTATTCATAGATGCAACATTACAAGATGATATAACAGAACATAGAGATATATTTAATGCTATTAAAAGTGGATTAATTGATAAACAATCATTTGCTTTTATAGTTGATGAGGATGAATACGATTATGATACTGATACAAGAACAATAACAAAAATTGGGAAGGTATTTGATGTATCTGTTGTAGACCAACCTTTCTATAATGAAACAGATGTATCTGTAGCAAGAAATGCATCTGATGAGTTCTTAGAAAGAAGAAAACAACTAAGAGATGAACACGAAGCTGCATTGGCTGAAGAAAAAAGAAAAGCCGATTTAAAAGCAGCAAAAGATAATTTATTAAGTAAATTAGGTTAATACGATTATGAAAAAAGCGTCTGGAATGGATGCTTTTTTTGTTGGTGGATACTGACTAAATCGTTTTAATAAATGCTGGAATAGCAATAATGGGAGTTATCCCTTAAATAGCAAATAAAAGAAGGAGGCTGTAATGAAAGACAGACTAAAAGAAATTGAAACTCGTAAAGAGGAAATTCGTTCTGAAGTTGAAGCAACTGAAGATATTGAAGTAGTAAACGAGCTTGAAAAAGAAGTTGATGCTTTAAATGAAGAAGTTGATGAAATAAAAGAACATCAAAAATCAGAAGAAATTGCTAAAGAACTTGAAGAAAAAAAATCTGTAATGAAAGAAATTGAAATGGAGGAAAGAAAAATGGAAAATAAGAAAGAATACAGAGATTTATACTTAGCTAATTTAATGGGAAAGGAACTAAACGAAGAAGAAAGAAGTGTTTTAGTTGCTGAAAATGGTGCTATCCCAGAAGAAACAATGAATACTATTTTTGAAAAAATAGTTAAAAAAGCACCTATGCTTGATGAAGTAACATTATTAAATGTAAAAGGAAATGTATCATTCTATGTTGAAGGTACTAGAACAGATGGTGCAGATCATGAAGAAGGGGCTGCTATTACTGAAGCAAATGTACCTTTAATTAAAGTTGAACTAGCAGGAACTGAAATTGTTAAACTTGTTACAATTAGTGATACAGTTAGAACAATGTCTATTCAAGCATTTGAAGGATGGTTGACAGATATGTTAGCTGATTCAATTGCTAATGCTATTGAAGCAAAAATCTTAAATAAAATTGAAACTACAGGAACTGAAGTATCTGGTTCACTAGATGCTGCAGGAATTAGAAGTTTAGTTGCTGGATTACCTTCAGGATATGATGATGGTGCAAAATTCTATGTAAATAAAGCATTATTCTATAACAGCATCTTAGGTTTACAAGATTTATCTAAAAACGAACTTGTAACAAGAGAAGGTGGAAAATACTTTATGCTTGGCTATGAAGTTGTTATAAGTGATAAAGCTACTAAATTATCTTTTGGTAATGCTAAAAGATTTGTTGCAAATTTAGCAGAAGAAATTAATGTTAGATCACAATACAATATCGGTAATAATACTTATTCTTATTCAGGAGTTGCTATCTATGATGGTAAACTTGCTGATGCAACTGCATTCCAAGTATTAAACGCATCAATATAATAAAAGAAAGAAGGTAGACTATGCTAGACGAAATTAAAAAAATTCAAGGAATCAATCATACTGAGTTTGATACTATGATTAATTCATGGATAGACTCAGCAAAACTTGATTTAAAGAGTATCGGCATAGTCGATACTTTAGTTGATAATCCAAATAGTTTAATAAAAACAGCAATAATAACATATGTATTAAGTTTTTTAGATGTAGTTAATAGTGAGCTCTATGCTAATTCATATATGCTTCAAAAAGATGTCCTAAGGCATACTTCAGAATATAACGGGGCAAAATGGGGTAATTAATGGAATATAGTGAAATTATATATTTGGTAAGTAAAGTTAAGGGAGAAGATGAAATAGGTAATACTATAACTTCTTCCGAAACTTTAACTAAAAGTTATGCCAAAAAACAAAACGTTAAAACAAATGAGTTTTATAATGCTGTTGAAATAGGTATGACACCAAGTTGCGAGTTTGTTATTAAAAGATTGAACTACAATGGAGAAGAAGAATTAGTGTTTAATAATGAACGCTATTCTATTATTAGAGCGATAGATCCTAAAAATAAATTTGACATTGTTTTAGTATGTGCTAAAAAAATAGGTGTAAATGGCTAAAAACAATAGCATTTTAGATATTAAAGATATTCTTTCAGAATATTCTGAAGATATACAAAATGCAATTACCTTAGAAGCGCAAAATGTGGCTAAAAAGGCTCAAAATGAATTAAAAAACACATCTCCTAAAAGAACAGGAAAGTATAGTAAGGGTTGGAGAGTAAATACCAAAAAAGGTAGAGGTTTTGTTGAATGTATTGTTCACAATGCCACAAACTACCAATTAACTCATTTACTTGAAAAACCTCATGCATTAAGAAATGGCGGAGTATCTACTCCTAAAGTTCATATTAAACCTGTTGAGGAGTCTGCTGTTAAAGAATATGAAAGCAATGTTGCTAAAATAATCAAAAATGGAGGTTGAAGATGAAACATAAAGAAATATTTAATCTATTAAAAACTGCGGGAATACCTGTGGCTTATAATCGTTTCGAATCTAATAAGAATATAACACCACCATTTATGGTTTATCGTGAAATAAGCTCCGATACTTTTAAAGCCGATGGTATAACATATTATCGCCCATATGAGTATGAAATAGAACTTATTACAGAAAAGAAAGATGTTGGTTTACAAGAAACTATTGAAAAATTATTAACTGATAACTTGATTCCATATGACTTAGAAGCAGAAGTATGGGATGAGGAAGAAAAAATCTATCATAATTTTTATGAAATATAAGGAGGAAAAAATATGAGTAAAAATAAAGTTAAATTTGGTTTATCAAATTGCTATATGGCACCTATAACAATAGGACAAAATGGTGCATATACCTATGGAACACCTATAGCTATTCCCGGTGCAGTTAATCTTAGCCTAAATCCAGTAGGCAATGATAATGATTTTTATGCAGATAATGTTATTTATTTTGCATCAAAAGCTAATCAAGGATATGAAGGTGATTTAGAAATTGCATTAATTCCAGATGAGATAAGAACATCTATTCTAGGAGAAACACAAGACACTAATGGTGCGTATATCGAAAAAGCAAGTGATGAATTAAAAGGATTTGCTTTTGGTTTCCAAATTAATGGTGATAAAACTAATAGAAAGTATTGGTATTATAATTGTACTGTTTCAAGACCTACATCAGAAAATAGTACAATTGAAACAACCAAAACGCCTAATACAGATACATTAACAATAAAAGCGATGCCTAGACTATCTGATGATGCAGTTAGAGTTTATTTAGAACCTACTGAGGAAAATATTACTGCATATAATAGTTTCTTCACTTCAGTATATGAAGCATCTACATCTGTATAGATAAAAACTACTCTTATGAGTAGTAAAAAGGCTACTCAAAAAAAGAGTAGCTTTTTTAGTGTTCATAAAGGAGGTAAAAATGGCAAGTAAGAATATTAAAGGAATTACTATCGAAATCGGTGGTAATACAACTAAATTACAGGATGCTTTAAAAGGTGTTGATAAACAAGTATATTCATTAAATAGTGATTTGAAATCACTAAATCAAGCATTAAAACTAGATCCAAAGAATACCGAATTGTTAGCGCAAAAACAAGATGTTTTAAAGAAAAATATCCAAGCAACTACAGAACGTTTAAATACTTTAAAAGAAGCCCAAAAACAAATGGGAAATTATAATTCTTTAACTGAAGAGCAAAAAGCAAATTATCGTGCTTTAAGTGTTGAAATAGCAAAGAGTGAAAATGCTTTAAAATCTATGAATACAGAAATGAAAAAAACAAATGGAGTAGATTTTAGTAAGGTTCAAGCAGGACTAAAAAAAGTGGGTAATGTTGCTTTAGATGTATCAAAGAAAATGTTGCAAATATCTGCTGCAGTTGGTGGGGCTTTAGCCGGTGTTGTTGCTGCAGGTGTTAAATCATATGCAGAATTAGAAACGGCTAGTAAAGGTGCGCAAAGATTATTTGGTGAAGCATTTGATGAAGTTAAGAAAAATGCAGGTGAAGCATACAAGTCTTTAGGATTAAGTGCAAAGGATTATTACGATCAAGTTAATACATATGCAGTTGGTTTAAAAACTGCATTAGGTGGAAATGAAAGAGAAGCTGCTAAACTAGCAAATGACATTTTAATAGCACAATCTGATATTGTTGCTGCAACGGGTGCTAGTCAAGATGCAGTACAAAATGCTTTTTCTGCTGTAATGCGTGGCAATTTTACGATGATTGATAATCTTCGTTTAGGTATTAAAGGTTCTAAAGAAGGTATGCAAGAAGTAATTGATAAAACTAACGAATGGAATAAAGCAAATGGGAACGCTACTAACTATCAAATGGGTAATTATGCCGATATGCAAAAAGCGTTAGTTGATTATGTTAAAATGCAAGGAATAGCAGGAACAGCACAAAAGCAAATGGCTAGTACAATTAATGGTTCAATTAGCATGATGAAAGCAGCATTTGACAATTTTTTAAATGGAAGTGGTAGCCCTGAGCAATTAGCAGAAACAATAAGTAATGTATTAAAAAATGTTGGGACTGCAATTACAAAACTAGCGCCTAATATATTAAGCGGGGTTGTATCTTTAATAAAAGATTTATTACCTCAAATATCAAAAATGATAGTTGATATGGTGCCACAATTATTAGAGGCAATAACTGATATGATTGATAATATTTTAGATTATGTATCAAATAATACCGAAGAACTTTCTAAAACGATAAGTGAGTTAGTTAAGTCAATTGTTTTATTTATAACTGATAATTTGCCTAAAATAGTTGAAATAGCTTTACAAATAGTTGTTGCTTTAGCAGAAGGTATTGCTGAAAATATAGATGTTTTAATTCCTGCAATAATCCAATGCATAATTAAAATAGTAGAAGTTGTAATTAAGAGTTTACCTAAAATAATAGAAGCAGGTTTGAAATTAATCGGTGGACTTGTATCTGGAATTATAAAAGGTGATAGTGAAATAGTAAAAGCTATTAGCTCTATAATAAAATCTATTAGAGATGCATTTTTAGGTTTACCATCTAAAGCTAAAACATGGGGAAAAGATATGATTCAGGGCTTAATAAATGGTATTAAAGGAATGATAAGTAAAGTGGGAGATGCAGTTAAGGGAGTGGCTAATAAAATTAAAAACTTTTTACACTTCTCTAGACCAGATGAAGGACCACTTAGAGAATATGAAAAGTGGATGCCTGATTTTATTGGTGGATTAGCTGAGGGAATTAATAAATCATCTTATATAGTTAAAAATGCAGCAAATAGACTAGCTGAAAATATGTCTAATATTATGTCAGTTGATAATATAGTTTCTGATGTTAATTCAGCGATGAGAGGATTAAATGCTGGTATTGAAAATTCAGTGAATCCAATAATTAATCCAACAGCCAATTCAAATCCATTAATTATACAAATTGAAAATTTTAATAATAATAGTGAAAGCGATATTCAAGAATTAGCACAAAAATTAGAGTTTTATAGAAAAAATACTGCATTAGCAAAGGGTG